GCTTATAATATCGATAATAATCTTGTAGATTATAAAAGCCTTTCTGTCTCGCAAATTCCTAAAGAAAGTTGTTTTCCTGATCATTATTCTTGGATTGGTTCCGATGAGTTTTTGAAAGCAAAAGTGGAATATCAGCTAAAAAGATATAATGGAGTTTGTTCATATAAATGGGATCAAGAAAAAAACAAATTATGTTTTAACGACGATTTCTATTGTAGATTCAATCAAATTAAACCAGAGATTAAAATAATTTAAAATGAATATTTACTGCGCTGGAGCTGAGCACTACATAAATCAAATAGATAGGATAAGAGAAGGTTTTATAGAATTTGGGTGCAATATAACAAGGGTGGAAGACGCTGATATAATCTACTGCAATGATCCATCATCTTATGACTCAGATTTTAGGATAAAAAATTCTAAAGCTAAAATTATTTACAATGTTTTAGATTTGCCTCCTCATTGTATTGATGGCAGGAACTACGATATTTCTAGATATCCTTATATAGATAACCCGTATGGTAGAAACTATGACCCCTCAGATCTGAAGAAAAAATTAAAAGATTGTGATTTAATAACATGCATATGCAAGGAAGTGCAGTGGCAGATATTGAACTGGTGTGGCCTACAGAGTGAAGTTATTTATAATCCAATTAAAGAAGTTTCATATCTAGATATAGATGATAATGATAAAATAAAAAATCAAAATGGAGATAATTACAAATATCTTTATGTGGGCAGGGCCAACGATCCAAATAAAAGATTCAATATTGTTTCAGATACTATTATAAAGTCAGGAGATACTGCTCAATCTTTGGCTGTAGTGGGTTCAGAAAATCCAAGGTTTGGAAATTATTATGGAATAGTTAGTGATGAAATTTTAAATATTCTTTACAACTCTGTAGAATATATATTTTTTCCTTCTGCATTTAAATCAGTCGGTTTACCAGCTTTGGAATCAGTTGTAGCACGAACAAAAATAATTGTTTGCGATGACGACCCAACAAGTGAAGAATTTTGGTCAGGTATCTCTGTTCCTGCTTGCTCAGACAAGATAGCTAAATTAATAAATGATCCAATATGGAACAAAAATTGTAAAGATTTTGTAGATAAATTTAGTGATGAATATAAGAATAGGTTTAGCAAAGTATCTATAGCTAGAAATATAATAGAACAATATAATAAATTATGAATTGGCCTTTAAATATTAATAATTTTTCTTTTTTAGATCGGCTCAAGATCTGCAAATTTATATTGAATCCTGCTAATAGATGGACTCAAGGAGATAGAGTTAAAGAGTTTGAATCCAAAATGGCAGATTATGTAGGGTGCAAATATTCTGTTTATGTTTCAAGCGGGTCTACTGCCAATTCTCTTTTGGCAGATTATCAAAAATCTATTTGTAAAGATAGGGATATTATAGTATTACCCTCAACTACTTGGCAGACGTCTTGTTCTCCTTGGATTAAAGCGGGGTTCAATCCTAAATTTATTGATGTGTGCTTGTCTGATTTTTCTATGGATTTATCTAAACTGGAAGATTTCATTATCGAGAATAAAGACAGAATAGCTTGTGTTTTCCCAACTTCACTGATTGGATTTACGCCGAAAATGAGCGAATATCAGAGGTTGCAAAGAAAATATGGAGTAAATATAAATTTTGATAATTGTGAAAATACATTTGGCACTTATAATAACAGAAATGTATCTTCGTTTTTTACGTCTACAACCTCAACTTACTTTGGTCATCAAATACAATCTATTGAGGGTGGCTTTATATTCACTAATTCAAAAAAGGAATATGAATATTATCTAATCAACAGAAATCATGGCATGGTTAGGAGTTTAAAGGCTTACAATATAGATACCTCTAGCTATGAGAACAAATTAGTGGACAGTCTTTTTGATTTCCATACTCTCGGTAATAATTTTAGAAACTCAGATTTCAATGCTTTTGTTGGTATGCTCGATCTGAAAAGAGTGCAGAAATACACGGAATCTAGAAAGAAATTGTATAATGTATTTAAATCAAAGCTAGACTTAAGTAAATTTTACTTACCTTCTGAATTAGAAGACGGAGAACATGTTCCATTTTGTCTGCCTATTATATGTAAAGGTAATAAAAAAAAGAAAGCATTGAGTATATGTGAAGATCTAGATATAGAATACAGACCTATTATATCTGGATTTTTAGGCTATCAAACTTGCTATAAAGAGTTTTTCCAAGATGGAATTGACTATGTCAACTCGATTAATCTACATCACAATGGCTTTTACGTGGGCCTTTTCCATAATTTAAGAGAAACAAAAATTGAAAAACTGGTTTCTAAATTAAATAATATTTAAATGAAAAAAGTAATAATTACAGGAGTTACAGGTCAAGACGGTAGTTTCATGACAGACTATCTTTTGGAGAATACGGAACATACTATTATTGCGGGAGTCCGCCGCCTTAGTGTCAAAAACCATGAGAATATTTCTCATCTTAAGGATAATCCTAGATTTAAATTAATTGATCTTGATGTTGCAGACCAAGCAAATACAGATCTTGTGATTTCAGAAGAGAAGCCAGATTATTTTATTAACTTTGCTGCTAATTCTTTTGTCGGGGTTAGCTGGAAGATGCCAGTCAATCACATGGAAACGAACACAATGGCTGTTTTATACCAGTTGGAAGCTATAAGGAAGCATTGCCCTAATTGTCGTTATTATAATGCTGGCTCCTCAGAAGAGTTTGGGGACGTTTTATATTCTCCCCAGTCAGAACTTCATCCTCTGCGCCCAAGAAGCCCATATGGGGTTTCTAAGGCTAGCGCGAGGCATATGGTGAAAGTCTGGAGAGACTCTTACGACTTGTTTGCTGTACAGGGCTGGTTATTTAATCATGAAGGGACTCGTCGTGGTGAAGAGTTTGTTACTCGTAAGATCACAAAGAATGTAGCTCGCATTAAAAAAGAGTATATTTTAAATGATTTTAAACCTCTTGAGTTGGGGAATATTGACGCGAAAAGAGATTGGAGTGATTCTGAGGACTTCGTAGAAGGTATTTGGCTAATGCTGAGCCAAGAAGAGCCTAAGGAATATGTTCTATCCTCTAATGAAACTCATACTATTAGAGAGTTCGTAGAACAAGCGTTTAACTTCGCTGGCTTCGCTGTAGAAGAGTGCAAGTGGGTTGGAAAGGGTGTGGAGGAAAAATATTTACATGAAGGTCGGACCCTAATGAAAATTAATCCAGATTTCTATCGACCCGCTGAAGTAGAAGTTCTTTGGGGTGATTCTTCGGAGGCTAGAAGGCACTTGGGTTGGAAGCCTAAAACAGACTTTATTGGTCTCGTAAGAAAAATGGTTGACAATGATTTGAAGTTGAGTATGGTTTAATCCATGCCTAGAGGTAAAAAGACCTGTCCTTCATGTAGTGTCCTAGTTGGAGCTAGAGCAGGCTCATGTGAATGTGGTTACATATTTAAGCCTACCAAGAAGAAGGCTCCGAAACCTTTTTTTAAAGATCGGAGAGACTTTGTGAAAAGAATGTTAGGTGGCTCTAAGGCTACAGATTGGCGCATGGAGATGCATGCAGCAACGACAGTCTTTAATCAATTTAATAACGATCTAGATTTTTTAGAGAAGGTGAAACCGCCGTTTTTATTTAAAAATACAATAAAATACTTTTTAACTAGAGAGGGCAAGGAGTATTTACTTAAGAAGCATAAGGAATTTTATTATAAGCCTCCAGATAAGGATAAATTTATTGACACGAAGGAGAAAGCGGGAGAAGATATCTTAGAGACGAAGAAGAAAACCTTAAAAGATTTTTTAAATGAGTAAAAAGAAGAGCAAGAACTTAAATAGTTCAAAGGAATATACAGAAGCATACTTTAAGTCAAACCAAGAGTATCACCTTAATTTTGAAGAAGCCGCTGAGCAATATCTTGTGTCTAGCGGATCTATGATTCTTGATAAGGTTTTAGGGGGAGGGTTGGGTTCAGGCTTACATAGATTCATTGGAGCCAACGAGGGAGGCAAAACGAACGAAGCATTACATGTAATGCATAATATGATGAAGGGAGTAAAAAACTCAAAAGGATTGTTCGTAATGGCAGAGGGTCGCCTCAGTGAAGACATAAGGAATAGAGCTGGAATTAAATTTGTTAACAATCCAGAAGATTGGGTAACTGGAACTTGTTTGGTGTGGGAGTGTAATATTACAGATACTGTGGTAGATTTTTTGAGGGGGTTATTGAAGAATAACCATGATCAAGAAAAGTTTTGTATCGTAATCGATAGTATGGACGGTCTAATAAGCAAAGAAGATCTAGAAAAAAGTTCTTCTGACGCGAGAAAGGTCGCAGGAGGAGCGTTGATGTGTTCTGATTTTTTAAGACGGGTTAGCTTGGGAATGAGTAAATTCGGGCATATGTGTATTATGATTTCTCAAGTTCGTAGCTCAATTAATGTTAGTCAATACGCTAAAGCAGATCCAAATAACCAAACAAACAGTAGCGGAGGTAATGCTATTCTCCATTATCCAGATTGGATTCTTCAATTTTTGAAGCAGAACAAGTCTGACAAGATTTTAGAAAAACCTAATGAACAGATAACTCCAGATAACAAGATTTATGGACATCTTGCTAAGGTCGCTATTTTAAAATCAACAAATGAATCTACAGGCCAAGTAGTTAGTTACCCAATTAAACATGGACGCATGGATGGCAAGTCTATTTGGATAGAGAGGGAGATTGTAGAAATGCTTCTTATGTGGGGCTATTTAGAAAAAGCTGGAGCTTGGATTAAGCTTGATGAAGAGTTGAAGGGATACCTTACTAGCAAAAAAATCGATTTCAAAGAGTCTTATCAGGGTAGTCGTGCGTTCTACGAGTTTTTGGAAAATGATGAAAAGGTAACGTCTTTATTGACAGATTTTGTAAGAGATAATATCTTAAATAAAAAATTAGTATGACTTTCTTGTGTGCAAATGGTAGAGAGAAGAAGATTAAAAATATTACCAAGTATTTGATCGACTGGGAGTCAAAGTGTAGGAGCGGCATACAGAAAGATGTAAAAAATAATATTAAACCATATTGGTTTGCGGATGTCGTTTTTGAAGAATTTCCTGTCGCAGGGACAAGAATGACTCTTGACTTCTTTAATGCAACACTCAATATTGCAATTGAGGTTGATGGAAATCAACACTATAAGTATAACAAATTTTTCCATTCTAATTCAAGGCAGAATTTCCTTCGTCAATTAAACAGGGATGAGAAGAAGGAATATTTTTGTGATATTAATAATATAAAATTAATTAGAGTTCTAGAATCAGAAATTATGGACTCAGAAAACTACCCAAAGAATTTAATAAAACTTTTAAAATGAGTTACCTTGAAGAAGAAGATCCTGCTGACAATATCCCACAATCTTTGTTGGATAAGATTTATGACTCAACTGGGTCTGTGAATGGCGGTAATAGAGGGTTTATGTTAATTTACGTTAATAAAGATGGTTGTCCAACAGTTACAACTAAAACAGAAAATCCTTGTGTAGATATGGCTCTTAGCAAGTTGATAGAGATAGCAATGACTAAAAAAGATGACGATATTTCCATATGATCCATTCATTTGATTTAGAAAAGAAGGTTTTAAGTGGTGTTCTTCAACACCAGCATAAGTGGGAGGAAATCTCTAGTTTTTTAAATGAGAGAGATTTTTATTCTGATGATTCAAAGGTTAATGTATCTATATTTAAGCTACTTAAGAACGCATTGAATAATGCAGAGAATATTGATGAAACGATTTTAGTTCAAAGAATTAATCAATTGAAGGCAACATTCCCCGATAGTGTCGATGTTGCAGAGTATATTTATTCACTTGCCTTCTACAAGATCACAGAGAATATCTTTTTAAGTTCTGTTCGGGAGTTGAAAAAGTTTACAGCTCGTAGAGAAATTTATAATAGCTGTAAAAATGTAGCTGATTTTGTTAAAAAGGCAGATCCAAATCTTAAATATGGAGATATTGTTGAGCAGTCAGATCAAATCTATAATCAGAACATTAAGGATTTTGAAATGACAGAGGCTGGACCAGTCAATTTGTTTGATATGATGGAAGAGCTTGTAGAGGACAGGGGGAATAATCCTGTTGAAGATTTCGGAATGCTTGGACCTCACCCAAGAGTTAATGAGATGTATGGATCTCTACTTCTAGCGGGTAATATTTCTGTTATTGTAGCTAGGTCTGGAGTTGGTAAGACAAACTTTTGTATGGATTATACAACAAAGGTTTCTGCAGAGCATGGGGTTCCAGTTCTCCATTTTGATAATGGAGAGATGAGTGAAGATGAATTAATTTTCAGGCAGTGCTCCGCTATGACAGGCATTCCAGTATGGCTCTTGCAAACAGGGAAGTGGAGAACAACAGCTTACAAAGACTGGAGTGTAGAGGAGGTTGTCGAGAAAGTTAGGTCGGCTTGGGGAAAGATAAAGGACATGGAATTTTATTATGAAAATGTCGCAGGGTTATCACCTGACGAAATGTGTTCTTTATTAAAGAGGTTCTATTTCTCAAAAATAGGAAGAGGAAACCGTTTAATATTTAGTTTTGATTACATCAAGAGTGATTTTGGAAGTATTGGCAAGGTAGATGGTTGGCAGCAAGTCTCTTATTTAGTCCATAAATTTAAACAGACAATTCATAGAGATTTATCCTTTGATGGAAAACCATGTGTTTCTATGTTAACTTCGGTTCAGTCTAATAGACTTGGCATTACGAATAATAGAAATGCGGGAGCTATTGTTGATGATGAGAGCGTAGTCTCTCTTTCAGATGGAATTACCCAGTTCTGTTCACATTTGTTCTTGCTTAGGAGGAAGGTGGCAGAAGAGATCCATGACGAGGGTTCTAATTTTGGTACTCATAAGCTTATTAATTTAAAGGCTAGGCATTTAGGAAGAGATGCTTTACGAGCTATCCATCCTGTAGAGATGCCAGATGGGACGAAGAGGCAAAACTTTGTTAACCTTAAGTTAGAAAACTTTAGGATTGATGAGTGTGGAGACTTGCAAGATATTGTAAATTCATCTAATGGGGGAGGAATTGAGGTTCGCCAAAATGATTTGGAACAAATACCGATGTAATGAACTATAAAGAGGTTCTTGAAAATCTTGGTTATCGACTGAAAGACCATGGGTCATACTGGAGAACGAATGCGGTTTACAGATCTGGAGATAATTCTACAGCTCTTCAAATATACAAAGACACTGGAGTCTGGAAAGATTATGTCGAGGAGTCTCAATTTATGCCGTTTGAGGCTCTACTGAAAAA